AGGCGCGGAATGGTCTCGTCTCCATTGGAGGACTTGGAAAGTCCTTCAAGGAGCTGAGGGATACGAACGTCTATTAATCATAGGCGTACTATCTCAAACCAGGGGTTGCGGTACACCGCCACCGCTGGTTGTACTCCAATCGAAGCGGAAATTTATTCAAACCGTTTCGTTGGAGCCCTCTCAGGAGAGCGCGACATCACGCTCTCTGAGGAGGATGGCTGTAGAGGAGGTCATCAAGGACCTCCCTATAGCCGCGGTCACCGGACTCTCGACTAAGTCGAGGGTCACGGTAACGTCCGCCGCTTGCTGGGAATTAACCAGAAAAGAAGGCGGTACCACGGAGCAGATCAAACGAATGATCTGCGACGTGTCACCCATGCATCAGATCCCCTTACGAGATCTGGACACGGGACGCGTGAACGGTTGGAAGTTTGCCAACGAGTTTCACACGGTTGGAGAGCTTATATTCTGGGTCTCTTTGGACCGAGTTCTCCACACACCACCGGAGGAATTGCGTAAGGCATTCCTAACCGTGGTGAAGGAACCTGGTAAGGCGAGAAGCGTTACCAAGGCCCGTGCTTGCCTCAAGATCGTTCTCGATCTTGTCAGCAAGGTATGTTCCGAACCCCTAGCGAAAGGGATCCGGAGCAGCCAGTCTGGAATGAGTGCATCAAACCACGGCTGGAACTTTTTCAACTCGTTTTCGAACGAAATTGAAAGAGAAGAGGTCTTCTCTCTCTTAAGGAGGGAGGAGACCCCATTCGAAGGGTACGTCGAAAGGACGGACACATTCGAAGATCTCTTCGTGTCTTCTACAGATTACGAAGAGGCTACCGATCTACTCCAACACCAAGTGGGGAGAGATCTGGGAATCCCTTGGATGACCAAATGTGGTATACCCAAGGTATTACAAGGTATTGTAGTAGAAACCTGCTACAAACCTCGTGAGATCTACTTTAAGGCCACAGGCCTACTAGCAGATCTTGGAGAACCAGTGGAAGGCGATATCCACAAGGTCCTCCTTCGTCAAGGCGTCCTCATGGGGGACCCCTTAACGAAACCTGTCCTGGTACAACCCGATCCAACCAGGTCGGATTGTCCCGGATGCCCTTTCCCAATACATGGGAGGGAGGCATTACCTTTCGACAAAGCAAGTGCCTTCGGCACTTATCTTGTCGAAGGCCGGTTCGCAGACAGTGTCTGCTAACCGGTCACATTTGCTCAAAAGGGGTTTTCCTATTGAGCAGATTGACTGGGATGATGAGGGGTCTTCACGAATCATCCAAGTACCGAGTTTTGAGGGCGGAGTCCGTCCCTCATACTCGGAATCACTGTCCACTTTTTTAAAGGAGGCCAGTGGTGCAATGGACTCAGTGTCTAATAACGCTGAGCTCATTGACGACGAATTCGAGCATTCCGGCTCGGAAACGTCGGATGTCGACTCACTCCTTGAGAAGAGTGAGGAAACATTAATCCGTCGGAGAAAGAAACTTTCTCACCGGATTAAGTACGAGGACCCATGGAAAATCCATGCGGCCCGCGCACTCGCTACTCTCAGGGACGAACCCGGCCCTGAGGTAGTTGTCTGGTCTGGAGACGGAATCCGTCTCCAA